CTTCAAACATTTGTTTAATGATTGAAAGTTCTGTTTCGGAAGGTTTCTTTGGCAAGAAGTCGTTTAAGTCAAACAAGCCGTTTGTATTAACTGCGCCTTGCTCTTCTTCGGTGAGTGCAGTTTCTTTACGAGCCCAATTACTTGTGCTATAGTCTGCATAACCACCTTTTGAAGTCTTAACTACACGGAAGTCTAATCCTTGATTATAATCAGTTGGTAGTTCTTCCATGTCTGGATCCATTAAACTTGCTTTAATAATATTAAAGAGTTGTGGTCCCATAATGAACCTACGGATCGGATTTGCCGGTGATTCTTCATCAAGTGGATTATCACGAACAAAGCCTTGAAACAAGTAAGACTTCTTTTTCCAGTACTTACGGCCCATGTCTTCAAGACTTGAGTCTTTAAACCACGGACGTACCTCTGCAAGGATTGGGCAAGAACCAGTTGGTTCCCACATTTCCATACATGGCACTTGTACCATTACTGTTTTAGAATCTGATTGATCTGCAATACCTTGGAATGGCAAACGAATCATTGCTCGTTCTACCCAAAAGAATGTATTGTCAGGGTTTGCGTCTGGAAGGAAGCGAATAGTTGATGTTTCGCCTTCTTGAATGTTCCAGTGTGGATATATGGCGTTGTCGCCACCGTTTGAGCCGTTGCCTCTTGTGTTGGTTTCTTGTGCTTGTAATTTTGCACGGATTTCTGCTAATGATGCCATTTTAGTTGCCTTTCGTTATTAGCCTAGTTTAAGTTGTTTTATATGCCTTGATAGCAATTTGTACACCTTACTGATGTACTGCTAACTATTATATTTATGAAACTGACATTTGTCAACCAGTTTTTTAAACATTTTTTTCTATAGTTGCTATTTAACATATACTGTATAATAACAAACTATGATACAAAGGTCAAGAAAAAACTGCTTCGAAAAGCAGTTTTTTTGAATTTAATTTTTTTATAGAAGTCCGGCTAAGTGCATCATACGTTGTCTTAGCTCTTCTGGATCGTCTTTTGCAAGTGCAATATCGTCATCACCGTCGCCATCAACATCTACTTTAATCCAGTGATCACCTTCCTCATCATGGCAATCATGCTCACAGTCTGTTGTAGGCTTGTGCATTGTGTCGCCACAGTCTTTACATTGCATCATTTCTGCAACTTCTTCACTTTCAAATGCACTATTTGGTAAATCTAATAAATTAAAACTATCTAACATATCGTTAATTTCTTGTATTGGATCTACGTCACTACCTGCCATGTAAATGCCACTTTCCGAAGCCATATAATCTTCAAGTGCATTGTATAGCTCTGAGCCATATATATCCGTTACATCACCTGCCTGTGCCATTTTCTTTGCGGCACTTGGATACTTTTTAAGTATATCCATTACCTCGCCTTTGTCAGTATCGTTAGCCATATGGCTGCCATGATCTCGGTGACTACTATCAAAGTCTTCATTTGATAATCCGGCTAAGTTAAGAACTCTGTCTAATTCATCATTAATTTCTTCTGCTTCTTCTTGGGATTCTTCTACTGCAATGTCTTCAGTTTTTGCCATTGCTTTTTCTACTTCAGCTGGATCCATATCTAGTTCTTTTGCTATATCTTCAATGCTTTTGCCTTTTGCTTTTAGACTGTGCATATACTTGATACTGCCTTCTTCAATGTCTGCTTCTTCAAGTGACTCGTTTTTGCTGCCTTCTCGAGCATCTCTCTTCATTTCAACATACTTGTCGTACATTGCTGGATCAACATCATATTTTTCACATGCTTCGTCCTGTGCATCTTCTGGCTCCATGCCGTCGTCAACTAAATCCATTTTCATCTTATTAATCTTAGAATAAACTTTTCCAACTTCTGCAATCTGATCAATGTCTGACTCTCCAAGTGGTAGTTCCATTTGAGGATTTGCTTCTGCACTTCCAGTTTTAGCAACAGCTATTAATTTACTTGATAAATCTGCTGGCATACCTGGATAAGAACGAATATTTTTTATAATCCAATCTGCTATAATTGGTCTAGCATCTGCATTTGGATCTTCATCACCTTTATCGCCTAAGTCATCAAATAGTGTGTCATCGCCAATTACTGCACCAATAGCATTTGTTGCATCTTCGCCACCTGGTCCTAATGGAAGAGGCTGTTTCATTAATTCTTCAATGTTTGCAACTGCTTCTGCTGTATCCGGAATTGCCCATGTACCTTCAACAATATTGTTTGCCCAATCTTCAAATTGTACTTCTTCAGTTTTCTTAATATGCTTTTTAGCCTTTGGCTCAACTACTTTAACTTTACCTTTTAAGTATTTGCCTGCTAATTGATATGCAATCCTTTTCTGAGTTGAATCTGTCATATCTAATCCACCTAACTGGCGAGCTAACTCATCGTCAGTTGCACGTTTTGTAAGTGTTAGAACAATACGACTTGCAATTCCATCCATTGGATCTTCGCTTGTCTTACGATTACTTGCTTTCATTCTTTTAACAAAACCAATGTAATTTTTAATGTCCTGATCTTCTTCTGGATTTGGATATATCTCAATCTCTGAATTAGCATCACCTGCTACTTGTGCTAATTCCATGTTTTCTTCAATGTTCATTGCTTTAATTCCTCGGGCTAAACTTGGTAATACTGTATCAACAATATTGTCTTTTTGAATTCTTACTAACTTTGCACGAATCTCATCAAGATCTGCTTGTTCGATACTTTCTTCAGTGGGCTCATATTGTCCAACATACCCTGCATAGCCTTTTGGGCCTGACAGTGTTTTAAGTGTAGAATTTAAGCCTATTGCACGTTCTCGTGCTTGTTCAATAATTTTATAACCATCTTCGTTTGCAAAGTTATCAGCACGTCTAAAAGACTTTACAAACTTTTTGAGATCAACAACTTCTTGAACCATGTCAATTATATGTTGTCCAAATTCATCTTCAAATACTCCGCCTTGATTTACATGTTGTGCTAATGCTCTTGCACCAGCAAGATAATTGTAAGGCATTCTTGTTCTTTGTTTAGAAGTATCTTCGACGTATAAACTGTGTATTTGGCGTGTTCGACTTCCACGCTTCTCTTCATCAACTGGTTTGCTATGCTTTACGATTACTCTTACTTCGCCAATGTTTTGGTAACTTGTTCTTAGGCTTCCGTGCATTTTGCTTTCCATAGTAAATTCATCACTGCTATATGCAACATCATTTGTCTTAATATAAGCATAGTCTTTTTTGTCAAGTTGTTGTTTTCCAATGTTACGAACATCAAAGCCCATTAAGTTACGCTTTGCAAAGTAACGAAGTTCTTTTAGAAATCCATACCAACTTTTTTTATCATCATATCTCATGTCTTCGGAAATATTATTATTGTAATAAACTACAAGAGTTGACGGGTCAACAATGTTTACTGTCACACTACCATATGTTTTTCCACTGCCAGTATACTCAAGTGTAAATATACGCCCGGAACTAGGATCGATTGTACTAAGTGCTTGTTCGTTTGCAATAGTTAATTTGTCAAACTTTTTGCCTAGTATACTACTTAAATCTTTTGCAATTTTATTATGTATTTCCATACTATTATTTATCCAAAGTTCTCTGTCTTGCCTTAGTCAAGATGACTAGATCCTGTTGAATCAGGACTGGTATTGGCGTTGAATGTCCGCTATAACAAGGATGACTGTATAACCATTCTTCATGATCTCTACTGTCATTTAGTCTGTTATGTACTTTACACAACAACCTTCCACTAGCATGTTTGTGTATCCACATCCTAGCAACATAATCTTCTAACGGTGTAATATTATGTTCGCCCTGCCATTGTTGTATGTCTATCTTTTGCTTTAACCAATAAGACTTACTCCAAGGACAAACACAGATAATTGAAGCAAAATACTCGCTCCAATTAACATTACTTACGCTTTCCGCCTTTTCCGCCACGTTTTGCCATTTGCTGACTCCTTTTTTATACAAATATTTATCCTACAACATAATAAATGGCATAGGCTCAATAATGTCGTCAACACTATCTCTCATTCTCTCTTCAATACTTGCATCATAATTTCGAATAATATTTGTCATTCGTAGTGCAAGTATCATGCTCATAACTAAATCATCATTGTCGCCGGGTTTGGCAGAATAACTGTTTCCAGTTGCAACGAATGCTTTTAATTCACTTATAAGATTTTTACTGTGTAACTGTAATCTGTCACTTTCAATCAAACTTTTTAATTTAGCACAAGCAGTAAGTTTACTTTTATGGGTTGTATTAAATCCTTTTCTATAACGTTTTGAATTACCATGACTACGAGGTTCACTTAAAAACACGCCTGGTATATTTTCTTCTCCAATTTCTTGTATAGTAACAAGTATGGCTTCACCTAGTGTATTGTTTTCAACACTATAATATACATCATTGGGTTCACCTGTTATGTCACACAAGTAACGGCATATTTCTCTTACAATTGCTACTTGCTGTTGCACTGGTGTTTTGTTGTGCATCCACTCTCCAACTTGAGTTAAACTTGGAAGCTCAATAATTTGTATGGCTGCATTATCGCCACCAGTACCAAGACTAGGATCAAGTGCTACCATATATGTTTGTTCTTTGCTTGGCTTTTTAAACCAACGTACTTGCCCTTGCTTTTCTATTGGCTCTGTACCAGTTAGTTCGCTAAGTTTAATTGAGTTAATTAAAGTTTCGTCAAAGATGATTGGTTCGCAATCCATCTCTCTTCTGAATCGTTCTTCGCCAATACGAGCACGTTCTTCTTTTGCCCACTCATCATCTCTGTCCGGGTGCTCTCTCCATAGCGACTGGAAGGCACGAAATCCATTTTTTCCTAAGGGTTGTTGATTGCCGTATTCGTCAACTGTGTTATTTGCTTCTGTCCATAATAGCCAAAACTGGTCTTCATCACTGCTTGGTGTTGATGTAATAATAGCCTTACCACCTGTTGCTAGTGTAGGTGAAATACTAGTCCAGAACTCTCTAGCAACACTAGGACGCACAAACGCAAACTCGTCACAGTATAGTAATGTAATACTCATACCACGTCCTGTGTTTTCTGTTGTTGCTTGTGCTACAATTCTACTTCCGTTCTCAAACTCAATGCTACCTTTGTTGTAACTAACTGCACCAGCACGAATGTGGTCTGGGCATAGTTCGTAGGCATATCGTATACGTTGCATAATCTCCTGGGCACCTTGATACTTATGTGCCGCAACTAATATAGTACTGTCAGGGACAAACATAGCATACCACAATAAGTAACCGCCCGCAGTTGTAGTTTTTCCCATTTGTCGACTTAACAGATTGATACTAAATCTAAAACTGTGATATGTTGCCGCCAATGCAGACTGATATTCAAATGCTTTATACAACATTTTACCTTTTACAGGATGTTGTATATGGAAAAAGTTATCCATAAAATAATATGGACCTGTTGCCGGATCGGCACACTTAGCAAATTCAATAAGCTCATCTTCTTTCCAAGATTGGCTTTTGTGTGCTCTTTTTACTAGTACGCCATCTAAACTCTTGCTCATTTAAAACCTTTATATTATAATATACATATATAACTATTATTATTTAGCAACTTTTTGCAACGGTAAATATGACGTGAGCGATTGTTTAATTTTAAATGGCGACTACCAGCCACTCAGCCTACTTCCACTAAGTGTGGTCGGTTGGCAACAGGCTGTTAAGTTATACTTCCTTGATCGGGTTCGTATTATAGAAGTCTACGACGATTGGAAAGTACATAGCCCAAGTATGGATTTTAATGTTCCTGCTCTTGTTGCTTTAAAAGAATATCACCATATTAAGAAGCATGTAAAATTTGGAAGAGCACATTTATTTCTTAGAGATATGTATCAATGCCAATACTGTGCTGACACATTTAACATAGCCGACCTTACAGTTGATCATGTTACTCCTGTCAGTAAGGGCGGTAAAACTTCTTGGGAAAATTGTGTAAGTGCTTGTAGGAAATGTAATACAAGTAAAGGAAATAAAGTTGGATACATGACTCCATTAAAAGAGCCATATCGCCCTGATTACTTTAACTTATCAAGTTTACGAAAAAATCGCCCATTCAATGTTAAACATCAAAGTTGGCTACAGTATATTGGAAATGCGGAAGGCTTTAAGTTCCGTAAGGATTCTCGCCAGTAAGTCCAGGTTGTGCAAACCATAACTTAAACCATTCAGGTGTGCCTGGTTTAATATTTTTCTTTTTCATAGTTTTAGACTTTTTATTTCCCACGTAGGAAAGGTTTTCGCTATAAGGGGTCAAACCTTTAAAAGATTCAACCCCTGCTAGTTTTTTTAAATTTTTTAACTCTTGTTCAAAAGTCATTACTTATTCAAGTCGTCTAACATTGCTTGTAGTTTGCCTGCTAGTTTTGCTGCCAGTGGATTATCTCCAGGATAACCTTTATCAGTTTGCGTTTTAGGACCATTTAGCCCACCTGCCATTTTGTTTAACATATAATCGCTGTCTCTGTAATCTTCGTCTGGTGAGTTGGCATACTCATCCAGTTCACTAGTAGTTGCCTGTGTAGAGTCCATACCAGCCATTGTTAATAATGCTGATAAGTCATCTTTTGCAATCTCTACAGTTTCTTGAACATCAAATTCTGACTCGTCAATGCTTTCTTCTGTATCCGATGTAACAGATTCATCCATTTGTCTTTGTACTTCGTCCCACATCTTAGCGGCTTCGTCTGCTGACATATGATCTTTGTGCATTTTAATAAAATCTTCTTTGTCATTTTCTTGTGCATCTTGATGCATGTCTGACATCTTGCCTTCGCCCATATTATCTTTAGACTCATTAGCTTCATGTTCCTGAGCACCTAATATTTTAAGACACATTTGACCTGTTTCATAAACGTCTGCTGGATCTTCATCTATCATATCTCTCATTGCGGAATAACAAGACAATGTTGCATCGTCTGCGTTTAAATGCATGGCAGCGAAATTATCGCCCATCTCATCTGCAATGTAATCATTGTCAGTAAAATCATCACCAGCCTTATCCATTAAATGGTAGATATCGCCCTCTAATGTGTCTTTAAGCTCTGCGGCACTCATTTTGCGAGCTTCCATTTCTTCTTGTTTATCGTAAATGTTAAGATCTGCTAAATTTGTAATTCTGTCCACTTTATCAAACGCTTCGTCAACAACTTCTTCTGTTGCTAATTCAACTGGCTTGTATAAACCTGCAAGACTAAGAATATCACTTAACTGATCTTCAGCAACTGCTTCTTCAGACATATTAAGTACTTTAGCATCAGTTGCTTCTAATTCATCATGTGTAAATACTTCTGTTGAACCATCGCTAAACTTAACAGTACACTTGTCGCCATCAACTTTAATGCATTTGCCTGGTGCTTGTCCTGGGCCTTCCTCTTTTGGAAGTACTGTATCACCTACTTCAAATCTTTCTAAGTAATCATCTAAAGGAACATCTGCTAAATCAGGTCTTTCTGCTTCATCCATTCCGTTTGGCATATCATGATTTCTACGATAGTCTGAAACAAATTCTGCAATTTGATCAACGTCTAAGTAGCGTACTAGCTCTTGGAAGATAGGATGATCTGGATCACAACCTACGTCATCGCATAAGTCCATAATTGGATCAGCGGCAGTACCTACTGCTTCGTCAGTTTGTACGTTATCTTCTAATTTTTCTTGTGTTACTTCTGAGTTATTAACGCCAGAATATTTTAACAATGTGTTTAAGTCCATAATAATTTCACCTTATTTTTCTATTTTAGCAATTTCAACTTCAGGAGTTCCACGCTCAAGTTCTTTTAACATGTTTGCGTTATACTCGTCACCGAATGTTGCTTCTTGTTTTTTATCTTCATATTCACTATCTAGTAGTGGCTTATATTCTTGGTCGTCGGGTATCTTTGCAGCTTCTTCACGTGCAATTTCTTCAGGGTGCTCAGCATTAATAACAACTAAATGCGACCCGGAAATACCTGCATATTCCTGTAGCTCGTTACGAATAACATCAACAGTGCTTGGATAGCTAACTGTAACATCAAGCATACAGACTTCAGAATTTTTTAATGTTTGAAAATCCATTGGATGTTCCTGGATAGGAGTTGTTTTTGGCTTACTCATATCGACTATACTGTATTTGCCGAGCGCCAATTCGATTCTATCCATTTGTGAATCGGTTAAGGTGCCGGCATACTTAATACGGAATTTATATTCTTTTTTACTTTCAGTTAAGTAATTTTTGAATGATTTCATTATGCACACCTTTATATCATTATAATATATTATTTATCGTTTTTTAAAAGTTTTTCAAGTAACGAATTGCGGTCTAGCACCACTGCATCGCCCGAATCTACTGATTCTGTTGACCCGTCAATCTTTGATTGTTGCTGATCTAGCCTTGCTTTTTTCAATTGTAAATCAATCATTTTTAATTTACGATCAATTTTAGCACTTTTAGCATTAAGAGCAGTATCTAACATACGAGCTGCAGTACTAAAAATGTCTCCACTAAATCGTGCTTCAACATTCATTCCTAAATCCATTAAATCTTTAAATGTATCTTTGGCAGTATCAGCAATGTCATCCATTTCAGCATCACTTGCCTCAAGATTAGTAACCATTGGCAGAGCCGCATCAATCTTATCAGCTTTATCTAATGCGTTTGTAAGTTGTTCAGCAGTAGGTTGTGGTAAAACATCATCCACAGGCTCTTCAATTGGAATTGGCGCTAAGTCCAATAATTCTTCCAGTTTTTTTGTCATACTAATACTTATCTCTTTTTAGATCCATGGAAAATATCGTCTTCAGTTACAACACGAAACTTAATTCTATTCTGTTTACACCAGCGACTAGCGGCTTCCCATTTAGCCATATTAACAACAACCCGGGCTTGTGTTACTTGACTTTTACCAGCATTTTCCATAGTTGTTTCTTTTTTTGGCTTAACTTCAATCAATTCAGCAATCTTGCTACCATTTCGTCCTTGATATACTACAAGAAAGTCTGGAACATACACTGATGCTTTACCGGTTAAAGGATTCTTGTAAGGAATTTGTATTGCTTCACTTGCCCATTGCACAATACTTGGATGGTTGTCACAGAATTGCATAAAAGCCCACTCCCAACTACTACGATAAGTTGGCGTTCTATTACCACTATACTTTTCTGGATTTTTTAGTGTAAACTTACCTTGAGCAAATTTAGCCATGGTACTAACTTATTACGTTGCGGGCAACTGCCTGGTTTGGTACTTGAGACTTGTTGTAGCCTAGTATACTTGTGTTTCCACGAGTCTGATTAATCATACTTATTAAAACTTGTTGTATTTCACTTGTATCGTATTCTGCTAATTCATCAATCATTGCCATTGGCGAAATACCATGTAAGTTACACACTGTAAGTATTGTATCAGTTAATGAATTTGCTGAATCAATAGAGCCTTCAGTTTTTCTAAGAAAGAATCCTTTTACTGCATCAAACTCATTAGTAGTTGCTACAATTTTTTGTCCTTCGTTGTAATTATCAAATACTGCATTTTGATCTTGATTAGCCATGTTTATACACTAAGTCCTTTTGGTAAACTTGCCAGTGACGCTGGGTTCTTTGCACCAGCCATTATATTACCACCAATTTTGCCTGGGCCTGTCTGTGATAATTGTTTCTGAGCTTTACCAAATGCGGCGTTTGCTTCTGCTATTGCACCAGGTAATTCTTTATTCATAGTTTGTTGAGCTTTTGCCAAATCACTGTTATATGCTGCTGTAACTGCTGGATCAGTAAACGGACTGATGTTTGGAAACTTAGCATTGATTGCTGCCGGTAAACCTTTAGCAAGATTAAATGCTTGGTTTGAACCACTTTGTAAAGATTGAATATCAAACGGATTACTTGGCAATGTAGGCATGCCTGATTTTAAGTTTGCTTGTATGGCCGAACCGTTACTACTAACTTTCTGACCACTTCCTGGAACAGTAACACTTGATACTCCAGATATTTTTGGAACACTCGGTAATGGATTTCCTCCTGAGCCTGCAGACTTAGTATTTGGAAAACTAAAATCACCAAGTGGATTTTTGCCTTGCATTGCTGATACTGCCATACCAGTTAATTCAGTTTTTAGCATATTCTTAAGATTAGCACCTTTAAGATTTTGTGCTCCTCTCATTCCAGTAAGTACTGCACTAGCAACATTTCCACCTGCTAAGTCAGCACCAATTGAACCAACTGCATCAACTAGTCCACCTGGACCAAATACGCTTGTTGTTCCACCACCTTGCGGTGTTAAAGGACTTGCGGCTTTATCGTAGTGCGTTTGTCCAAACCCTGCTGGACCACCGGAGCCTGCTATAAGACCGGATTTATACTTTACAGTTTCAAATCTTAAAGACATGGAATGCTCCATAGTTCCCTGTTGATCTGCATAGTCGTGTCTGTCGTGTTCAAAACTCTCAATGATTGGATTTACCAACCAATACTCAGTATACTTCTTTTGGTATAAACTATAAATTTTAATATAATTAAAAAATTGTCCGCCGTTACGATCTAAACCCCATTGTGTAGAGTTACCCATCATTGGCGCATATACATCTCTATAACTGTAACTTGCTGTACTTTCGTAGCCTGGATCATTACTATAGTAAGAATAATATGCATACCACATATTTCTTATTACGTCACTGTTGTCATCATGTAAAATAAGACGAACAGGTTCGTAATTTAGTTTGTTGTATGAATACCGTTTTCTATTGTACTGATTTTGCTCTTCAAGATCAAATGAATACTTAGGAAGGTCTACACTCTTAACAAGAAAACTTGCTTCAAGTGTATCACTAGCACCAAACGAAAATCCTAGTCCAGCATTTACTGCAAAAGTAACGTGGAATAGGAATCTATGTTTCGGAGCGAGACGGTAATTACCGTCGACGAATGTACGAGAAGCATGTCGGAAATCTCGTACGTTATCACCGGTGCTAAGAGCGTTTAGGAAAGAGTTAAGAATAGCCATCTTACTCTATTATCCTGTTACAACCTCACCAATTGTTCTAGCTACTGTTGCCCCAACACCAGCACCAATTGGTGTCTGTACTGCGTTATCAAAGCGAATGCTCATTGTAACTGTTGCAGCTTCACTTGATGCGTAGTTAAGATCGTTATAGTTAACGTTAGTAACCATACATCCGTATAACTCCCAAGTTTCAAGTACATTTGGTGCACTTGCGCCGTTGCCGCCGTCTAAGACTTCACAACGTGTGATAAACTTGTAGTCGATACCTGATGCTGCACTGGCTTGTTCTAACATATCAAATTGCTTTTGAAGTTGCTCGCCGACTAGTTTTGCAACTTGTCCACTTGCATCATCACGCATATTGACAGTACACTGTTCCCATGTGTGCTTACCTTGTAGGTATACTTTACTGTTGTAGATATCAATTGGGATCTCATCAAATGTTACACTTGGACGAGTAAAATCTACTACTTGTTTTGTTAGTTCGCTACGTGGAGTTGAAACACCAAAGTTTTCAAAACTTACACGGAAGCGATACTTTAATTTTGGCATTAACAGACCTTGAGCTGATGCGGATTGATCCGATGCTAAAGGTACTGTAAATTTGCTTAATGAACTTACTGACATATTATTTTGCTCCTGCTATATTAGTATTTAGTCGCTTTTTAGACTTGTTTCAGAAAAGGGGCCCCTTTAAATATACAGGCTCTTAGATAGAGCCTGTATTTTGTATACGAACCGGAATATAAATGAATTCAACTGCCTTTACTGGCTCAATTGCTACATCAATATATAATTCGTTGCGGTCAATTCTGTCGTTTGTGTTATTACTTTCATCACAAACTACCAAGTAGTCATATAAACCACGCTTTGCGACCAAATCGTTCATCAATGATTCTACAACTTGTTTGACTTCATCACGTGTTAGTTTATCGTTTGGCTCAAATACGAAAGGCTTAGTAATTACGCCTAATCTTTCACGTATGTAAGCAGTTAAACGTGCTACGTTAATACGGTCTAATGCACTTGCTGTTGCAGTTCTTGACTTGTTACCGTAGTTTAGGATTCCGTTACCCGGGAAGAATGAAATTGGGTTAATACTATTACTGTAAAGTGTGTCTCTCAGTGACTCTCTAATACCAGTACTAGTTGCTTCACCTGTTTTCTTATCTAGGTAAACTAATCCTGTTCCGTTGTCAACTACACCACGACGTACGCCTGCTGGTGCAAACCATGGATAACTAGCATCATCTGAACGTATCATTGTTCTTAAAATCATATGTGATGCTGGTACCATAATGCTTGATCCACTTAGGTCAGTTGTAATACCACTTGGGTAAAACAGTCCCATATATGTATCAGCACTTACTAGTCCATCGTCATTGTTATCAGTTGATAAGTTAACGTTTAATGCCCAATTCTGAATATCTGTGCTATTTGCTCCTAAACGGAATGGTGCATCTGCAACAACAAACGCTGTGTTACGTCTATCATTGTTTAGTGCAATCAAGTTAGCAATTAGCTCTGAATAACCTGGGCATGACATAAGGTTGAATCCACGTTGTTCTTCACGTAATTCTCCACTTGTGTCAACTACTGACTTCATTGCGGCAATAACTGTTTGACGTACTGCATGTCTACCCATGTATGGTGAGCCATCGTTTTTCAAACCTGCTACTGATACCCAACAATCTACTTCTGTTGGTAATGTTTCTCCGGAAAAGTCAATTGCGTTAAAGTAATCTTTAGTAAATCTCTTTACGTTATAACCACTTCTGCGTTGGTTAAACAGTATCATACCTCTTGGATATAATGCTGGAGCCGGTGCATCTAAGTCTAAATAATTACTTGTAGTTAAGTCTGCAATACTTGTAATATCACCACTTGCTACACCTGTTGTACCGTCGCCCATATAACGTGCGTCTGCAAACAATACACCGTCTTCTGATGTTTGGTCTGTGTTATCTAGTTGAATCCATTCCCAAATACTATCAGTTGCATTATACTCATAACGCTTAATCATTGGGTAGTTTTCTAAGTCACTAGTGTCAATCCAAATATCTCCACCTACTAATGCAGTACCGTCACTTTGTGTAAGAGGAGCACTTGCACCTACTATTGCACCATTTGGACTAGTTGCAGTTAAATCATAACCTCTTGAATCAGAAGCAACGTTTCTGTAACCTTTCCAGTTAGTTCCATCGTGAATCATAATATCAACTTCATCAGTAATGTTGTGATACCATAAACGACTGTTTGCTGGGTTAGTACTTGGTTGTAACTTTGAAGCAACATATGTTAAAGGAACAAAGTTTGACAATCCTAAGTTACCGCCTGGAGTAGTTGTAATGTAAGTGTTTGTGTTAGAAAAACCTGCATCAGTTAATGCTGTTCCACTAACGTTATCAAGACTAATATAACCACCTAAACTGTGCTTAAGAGTAATTGCACCAGTTGCTTCAAGCTCTGCAGTTACGTTTGTAATGTTTTCTGAGTTAATGTCTTCAACAAATGATTCTGCAGTTGTACCAGTTAGTACAATTGTTGTTGCAGTTAATGATTCACTACCTTTAACACTTGAGTTAATTGTAAACGAATCACTTGCTGTAAATGTTGGAGTTGTTGTTTCTCCAGTTACTACAAGCTCGCCTTTTACTGCACGTCTATTAAATTCAATAATAATCTGTCCAGTTGTAGAAAGTTGTGAAGTAACTGCAATTACTGTTCCTTCTGCAATGTTCAATCCGCCACCAATTGGATCAAGACCAAATATTGCACGACGCTCTCCGCGCCAACCTGTAACATTTAAGTCTCCAAACTTTTGAGTAATACTACTGAATACTGACATGTCAATTGCTTGACCGTTATTTGGTGATGTTGTTTTAATCCAAGCACTTGCTGATGGACGTGGTGCTGTATCGCCTGACTTCCATTCTGGAACGTTAGTATGTGGATCAACGTTAACTGCTGGAGCATAATTTGTTCCTGCACTTAATCCAACGTCTGTTAAAAATGTTCCGGAAACGTTTGCAATAACCAATTGTCCTGATGCGGCAGTTGAATCTGCATGTAATTGTAACTTGTTATCACGTTGTGATGCTGTAATTCCTGTAATTGCGGCTGTATTAATATCACTAACTACACTAGTTAATGTTGTACTAGATAGTGTAATTGTTGATCCGTTAATGCTAAATGAATCGCCTAAACTCACTGTTGGAGATGATACTGTACCAGTTACTGCTGGGATTGATCCGTACCAGCCAACTGTACCTAAACCAAACCAACCTGTTGCTGATTTTCTAAAGATGTTGTTGTCTGTACTTGTTGCATCAATTGCATAATCGCCTTCTTTACCAATATGTGGCTTAGGCTTTGCGGTGCCAGCATCGATATCAGCAGCTTCAGTAAGTACTGTTGGGATTTTATTAACAAATTTCTGTGTACTTGCATTCCACTCAAAGATACCAAAACGTGTGTTTGCAATATCTAACCAGTGTGTTCCGTTTGACGGAAGTGAAGTTGGTCTACCGGCTGAGCCATCTAGCTCTGCTAAATCAATATCTGCACGAACGACATAACATCTGTTGCTTACGCCTAACAGTGAATATGCAGCCATTAAGCCATATTCGTTAAGTTCATATCCGTGTAACGCAGTACCGGTTGAATTTTGGTAAAAAGATGGCTCACCAAAAGTCGATACCAACTCTCTTTGTGAACCTATTAAATAAGTTTTCTCAGCATTCGCTGCCGTTGTTCCCAGTGCAGTGTTGCCTGTAGTTGGATCGAGTTTATCTTGAGCTGACGCCACAACCAACATAGGCACGGTGCCAACCGCGGTACTTGCATACTGTGACTCGTCAATTATTTTAACCTCGATACCTGGTGATACTAGTGCCATTTACATTTCCTCGCATTTCAAAAATAATTGTATTCTACTAGTGTATTTAGCAACGAAGACGTAAAATCACCCGATATGATTCAGATTGGATGTCACCTTTAAAGGGCGCCGGTAAATATTTTCATGAAGAACAGACCTATATGCACTAAATGCAAGAAAAAGTTTGCGGCAGTGAATTACAAAAAAGGGGAAAAGGTGTACTATCGTAAAATGTGCGATAGTTGCACTCGTAACCACCGACATCATAAAAATAAAAGCCCGTGGTCTAAAGCAGGATATAAGAAAAAAACCACATGTGAAAAATGTGGCTTTGAAGCAAAATTCTATGATCAACTTGAAGTTTATTATTTAGATGGAAACATGATTAATATCAAACATACTAATCTTAAAACTGTTTGTTTAAATTGTTTAACTGAATTAGGACACGAGGGTTGGAATACTAAGCAAGGTGACTTAGTACCTGATTTTTAAGCTCATCTAGTGTACCATCATTTTCAATAACTAGATCCTTTTTAGATTTAATCCACTTCCATTCACTAGCATGAACAGTTGGCTCAACTCCTGTTGATTCATATTCTATAAGCCATTGTGGATCTGCACCACGTTTTACTTCCCAAACTTGACCGCCAATATCGCGAATCATTTCAACTTCGTTTGCAAAACGTACATCTGGAACTACATAATCAATTGTTGGATTTTCTAGTAACTTCTTTTTAATAGTGCTTACCCAAATTCCGTCATCAAAGCCATTACGCATACAATCAGTGCCAAATAACTGCAAAACCAAACGAGGAGTGACTTCCATCTTCGTTTCATTACTCCAAAAGTCGTCTTTAAGCTCTCGCCACTGTCTACTTTCATCTGTATCTCCTTCAAGCATTGCTCTATCCCAACCGAAGATAGTTGCTACACCATCTTTAAGTTTATCAGCAAAACTTAGTTTTTTAAAATTATGTGTCTCAACTAGAATATCCGCAACGGTTCCTTTGCCGCTACCAATTAGACCGCAGATTCCAATAATCATATCTTACCTTCTTGTGTAGAGTTAGCCCATAACCCATGTCATTGGCATCTGTCCATCAACATAATTTAATAAATCAGTTTCTAGTTTATCAATTTCTTGTTGTGCTTCTGCCTTTAGTGAGTCGCCATTTAGACTTGTGCCACCTTGCGGACCTGCAATAGTAGCAAACTTTGATCTTGCTTCGCCTAGCATATACTTACTACGAGCCAATGCATAATCATATATCCAAGGCTTACAACGAGTGTCTGTTAATAAGTTAACGTCTGGGCGAGTATTGTACATCCAAAGTAGTACAGTTTCGCCGTCGCTTCTTACATTACGAACAAGTGTCATTTTCTTTGACACTGGATCAAATGTAAAATTAATATAAGCACCAAACATACGGCCTGCCATTTCTTGATACTGCTTGTAAAAATCATATGTAGCAAGTCCGCCAACACGACCAGCAACTAGCATATATGTATTCATATAGCCGGCTTCAAAGGGTTCAAAGACACTACCAACGTTACCAGTTGTACTACGAAAAACCTGTCTCACATTTTGTACTGCTTCAGGTAAAGTGTAGTCTTGCTGATTTTCAATAAGCTCAAGAAACCCATAACTTTCTTCAACTGCATTACTACTTTTCTGACGATACACATCAAACGATTTCTGTAAGGCCGCATCATAGTGTGCCGCATCAAGTTCAACATCAACCATTCCTCCACCGAGGCTTAATTGAATATAGTCATATAGTTTTTGTTTCTCAGTTGCTAAATCAGCCATGTTTGTTCCTTTGAATTACTATTATTTAGCAACTTTAAGGAGTATTGTCTGATCATTAATACGGCCGTTAAGTTTAGTTTCTGTTGTTTTAATACCGTCCATAAACTTACGAAGTGCTACTTTGCCAAGTTTGTTAAATTCGGCTAACTGCTCCGTTGGCTTTCGTAATGTTTTTTGTACACTTTCACTTTCTTTAAAGCCTAGTATTGATGCTCCTTTTACGCCAAGAGTAATACTTGAGTTATACATGTCATCAACTACATACTTTCCAATCTTACGAGTTTTTGTATTATAAACCCACAACTCAGTAGCATCAAGAATATCAACTGGATTGATACTAGCAATTTTAAGTGTACTATCTTCTTTTTGGTACTTGAGTTTAGATACAATCTTGTCTCGTGCAACAGGCTTTTTAGTACGAACCTTTGATGCTTTTTGGCTAGTAATAATCATATCACATGCTTGTATCAGTGATTGATAAATTGTAGCCAATTTCTTTTGAGACTTTGTGCTAATATGTGCATACCCTTCAAGTAACTGATCGTACATATCGTTATCCTTTTGCTTAGGACCGATTAGTTCTGCCATCTCGTCTGCAATTGGCTGAAAGTACTGTCGCATGATACGAGCATGATTTGCTTTGATTTCATGTTTCCTTAAGGTGCTAACTGGATTAAAGTCTTTAACGTTGTACTTGTCAATGTTAGCAATAATATCATCAAGCTCGTCCTCAATTATTGTTGCATAATTTAAACTTGTAATCCGCAACTTTTGTTGTATTGATAATACTGGCTTTGCTACTTTCGATTCTTCAACAACCTTTTGTTCATCTGCAATCAAAGATCCTGCCGCAATTGCTTCTTCAACCTTTGGCTTGATAAACTCTGTAATTGGTCTCATACTATTCATTGTTCCGGGGCATGATTCCCAATACTCGTTATGTGCTTCATAATAATCAGGACAACCGTCAATTAACAATTTAGAATAAATTGCAACTGTAGCACTAATGTTTCCTTTTTTAGCAGACGAAATATCTTTTTTAGTATATCCTTCTGCTTTCATCCATTGGTAAACATAAGGAATAACATCACTTGCTTTATAGTTTTGGTAGTAAAAATCAACTGCTGTCTGACGATGCTTATGGAACTCATATCCAGATAACTTTTCATAATCAGCAAAACTAGGTCCTTGTACTTTAGAACCACGTTTTAAGCGAGGTGCACCACGTACAACTTTTTTCTTCTTCTTGATCAATGCCATGTTTTAGATTCTCCTAAATTCTTATATTACTTATAATAACATCTTCTACATATTTGTCAACCGAAACCTTTTCATAAATACTGTATAAGAGGTACAGAATGCCAAGATTATCGTTATGGAAACCAGATCGCAGTAAAGATTACGAATTTTTTGACAATAGAATTCGTGAAATGTTCACTATTGGCGGTACTGGGGTTAATATACACAAGTACTTAGGTCCGGACACTGCTAATATACCAGGAATTGATGCTGATACAGGATTGCCTGAACAAGGGTATGATTCAACTCAACCTGGATACTCGAGCCAGAGTGCAACAAATATACAAGATTTGTTGTTCTTAGAAAACAGAGATCGCAAATACGATACAGACATTTATCAACTACGAGGCATTTACAACGTTGCGGATATAGACTTTGATCTAACACAGTTTGGATTATTTTTACAAAACGATACACTGTTTATTAGTTTTCATTTAACTGATATGGTTGATCTTATTGGTCGTAAACTTATCAACGGCGACGTTTTTGAGCTACCTCATTTACGAGATTTTTATCCACTTGATGCAGACTTGCCAGCAAGTTTACGTCGATACTATGTAGTGCAAGACGCTAACAATAGTGCTGAAGGATTTAGTCCTACATGGTATCCACACATATGGCGTGTTAAGTGTACTCCACTTGTTGATAGTCAAGAATACAAAGATATTTTTGATCAGAAAGCAAAAACACAAGACGGACAAGAACTTGATAGTACACTTAAAGATTTACTAAGCACATATAAAAAAGAACTTGAGATTAATACTGCAATAATTGAAGAAGCAGAAAAAGAAGTTCCAAAGAGTGGGTACGATACAACTCCATTTTTTGTTGTTCCGCTCGAAAACGATGGAACACCAGTTGATCCTGATGAAGCCGAAAGTGCAGACAATGGTAGTATTAAAGCAAGTAGTGTATTGGTTACTGTTGACGAAGTTCCAACTACTCCGGCTAGTAGCGGATATACTGGACACTTAGTTGGAGACGGATTAGCACCAAACGGTTTTCCTGTTACTCCGGGTATATCATTTCCAAGTAATCCAAGTGTTGGAGATTATGCATTAAGACTTGACTTTACACCAAATCGTCTGTTCCGTTATGACAGTAGACGCTGGGTGAAAGTTGAAGATGCAGTTCGTACTAACACAACTGGTGGACAAGGCAATACACAAAAAGATAAGTTTATTAACAATGATAAAACTTATGTCGACGAAGATGGAACTACTAAAAAGCATAGACAGACTCTTAGCGATGCACTATTACCAGAGGCAGATGATTAATGGCAAGGCAGTTTTTTTACGATAACCAAATACGAAGATTCCTGTTGCAATTTGTTAGAATGTTTAGTAACTTTCAAATTGAAGTAGGATCTCCTAACGCATCAGGTGTTAGAGACTTACTCACTGTACCTGTACGTTATGGTGACATGAGTCGTAACGTTGCCGCTATTTTAAGAGAGAACAGTGAAAACAAAGTTGCTACTGCACCACTAATGAGTTCTTATATTAGTAGTTTAAAGTATGCTAGAGAACGTGTACAAGAGCCAAATTTTGTTGATAAATTACATGTTAGACAAAGAAAGTACAACGACAGTACACAAACATATAGTCGTACACAAAGTAATGCAGTAACAGTTGAAAGACATATGCCTGTTCCATACGACTTAACAATGAACTTGGATATCTTTACTACTAACACTGAAATGAAGTTACAATTACTTGAACAAATGTTATGTTTGTTTAATCCAGCACTTGAAATACAAAGTACTGATAACTACGTTGACTGGACTAGTTTAAGTTATGTTGAACTTACAGATGTAAACTTTACTAGCAGAACAATACCAATTGGAACTGAAGATCAGATTGATATTGCTACACTAACTTTTGAAATGCCAATTTGGTTAAGTATGCCAGCCAATGTTAAAAAGATGGGTGTTATACATAAAATTGTTAATAGCATCTACGATGCACAAGGAGACATTATCAATTCAATTGGAAATGATAGTTTAGTGCTTGGCAACCGATTAGTAGTTACTCCGGGACGTTACGGTGCAATATTATTAAACGGACAAGCCGAGCTTGTTGATCATGGATTAGAAGCAACATCTGATACTGGCGAACCAACGTTAAACGATACTGCAAAAATTTCAAGTACTAAAGCAACAAAACCAGGATGGGCGGCTGTACTTGAACAGTATGGTCCTATTAACCCCGGAATTACACAAATACGATTTGAAAATCCAGCAGGAGCTGAAGTTGTAGGTACTATTGCATATCATCCAACTGATATTAACTTACTGTTAGTCACAGTAGATGCTGATACTATACCAACTAACACACTTACTGCTGTAGATGCAATTATAAAACCAACAAATGTTACTGATACACTTGTTAAGAATGTAGGTAGTCGCTACTTAATTTTAGAAGATATCGGAGACTCTACAAATACAGATGGACCAGATTTTTGGAAAAGTACAACAGATGTTGACTTTGTTGCAAAGGCAAACGATATTATTGAATGGGATGGTACACAATGGACTATAGGGTTTGATAGTTCAGAAGTTTCAACAACTCAGTACTTTACAAATGCTACAACAAGTATACAGTATAAGTGGAACGGAACAAACTGGTTAAAGAGCTATGAAGGTGAATACTTGCCTGCTAACTGGCGTGTGGTTATTTAACCTAAATCTATCTCACTAATAAATTGCGGTATCGTTAGTTTTCTAATATTCTTACACCAATTCCATTTATCTGGAAATACATGATTAGGATTATTATTTACAAAAATAAATTTAACATCTGAGTATGCATTAAATAGTTTTAGCATATTGTTTATCCACTTGCCATCACTATCAGGTGATTTAGTATCGTTATAGTTCTCAGTACCAGCGTACATAC